TAATATAAAAGATATTAGAGAGAGAGAAGGAACGCGCGAAACAAATATCGAAAATCCTCTATCTATGTTTGAAAATGAAAAACAAAATAATAAGGCTGTTTACGAATTATACATGAAGTCGATTGGCGATATATCCCCTGTTATAAAAGAACGACTTGATGATCTGGTCGAAACGTATGGCAGTGAACGTGTCATTGTGGCTGTTAATACAACTGCAGAAAATGGCGGTAACAGTATTAAGTACGTCGAAACAGTAGCGGCTGGTAATTTAAAAAAGGAGGTGAACCAAGCGAATGGAACCAATAAACGTGGGGGCGGAACTAGAAAAACTCAAACAAAAACTGACGGAACGGAAGTTGACTGGTCCAAAGAGACAGGCGAATGGATTTGAAGTGTATTACCCTGTTTATTCTGAACCGGTAGTCATTAAAAGCACATCATCAAATTTAGAACAATACGGCATTAAAGGTCGATATAATGACATGACATTTGATAGGTTAAAGGCCTTAGGCGCTCCAGTTGAAGATAGGGAAGTATATAACCAGGCTTACAAATATGGGGCTCATATACGAGACCATATCACTAATGGTCGAGGGTTGATCTTATTAGGCCCTGTAGGAACTGGAAAGACTTCGATAGCTGTCAGCATATTACGAAGGGCGATTGAACAAGGTTACAATGGCTACATTATTTCAATGATTAGTTTGCTCGACACCTTACTAACATTAAGTAAAGGGCCAACGGAACACTATATAAAATTTGAAAATCGTATTCGCAATATACCGTTATTAGTATTAGATGATTTTGGGGCCGAATATAGTAATGCTTGGGTAGCAAATAAGGTTGAAGCCATCATATCGGACAGGGTGGGAGATAGAAAATCAACCATTATTACTACCAATTTAACAGTAGCTCAAATTAAATCGAGTTATGACGGTCGAGTATATGACAGACTAAAAGAAACGTCATTCTTATTACGATTTAAAGGTGAGTCAAATCGCAAGCCTTTAGATAATAGCGAAATTTAATTATTTGAGCTACAAGGCGATTTTATATCGCTAGTGATAAAATACCTAAACGAATAACTACAGGTACCATAGCGAGCGTGCTACGTAGCTCAAATAAAAAAATAAAAGTTCTACACATGGAGGTGTAAACATGAAAATTAAAATTAAAGTCGATAATAAAAACAAAACTACGAAAGTTAATTTCAACGAAAAGTATAGTCTTGATGATGTTATCACGAATGTAGGTGCTGCATTGTGCCTTATGTTAAAAGAATTAGACGAAGAAGAACGCAGGGGTGCTGGCTTGGCAATATGTTTGCTTATTGCCGAAGCAACAGGTATTGGTGAGGAAAGAGGGTGCGAATGTTGCGATGAATAGTCTTGTAATATATGGCCGGCCAATGACCAAAAAGAACAGTTCGCGAGTAGTATATGCTGGGAAATATCCAAAAGTCTTACCATCAAAAGCATATTCCGATTATGAAAATTTAGCGTTACAACAGTTGCAATTCTACCGCAAGCGTTTTTATGTAGGTGGTCCAGTTCATGTCCGGTGCCGCTATTACATGCCGGACAAAAGATCTTGGCCAGACTTGGTCGGCCTATTACAAGCGACATCAGATGTCCTTACGAAAGCCAAAATAATTGACGATGATAAATGGATAGTGCATTACGATGGCTCTCGTATTGTTGGTGTTGATAAAGCGGAGCCTAGGGCTGAAATTGAAATTATACCAATCGAAGCTGGTACTCCGTTACATGAGTTGAAGCGAAAGGATAAATAGCAATGGAAAATATTCCACAATTTTTATCGCACTTGCCGATATGGAAGGCCAATCCGTTGGACAAGGTAAAAACTACAAAGCGTAAACCTGTAAGGGTTAGAGAACATAAATTTGATACCGTAGATAAAACGACAGGTAACGTTGTAGAAAAGGTATGCCCTATATGCGGAAAGACTTATACAGTCCCATATCGATTAAGAAATGTAAGCAAAACGTGTGGTGGTTCATGCGGTCAGAAATTGCGATTATCAAGAATGGAGCCTGAAAAATGGGTCGATGAGGCTATTAAGTTAAGACAAGACGGCCTTAAATTAAGTGATATTGCATTACGTGTTAACAGAGCAACAAGTACTGTATGGACATATTTGAAACGAAGGGGTTATTAATATGAACGAAAATTTATTTGAACAAGTAACCGGTTATCATGATGCAATTATGCCTGAACGCAAAACAGAATTTGCAGCTGGCTATGATCTTTGCGCTTATCATACTGGGTATGTTAATCCAGGCGAAATAGTACTTATCGAAACTGGTGTTAAGTGCAAAATTAATCCGGACGAGTATTTGCAATTGCATTTACGCTCAAGTGTAGGGATTAACAATGCAGTGATGTTGGCTAATGGGACAGGAATTATTGACGCTGACTATTACAACAATGAAACTAACGAAGGGCATATCATGATACCGTTACGTAATATTGGCGATAAAGTGTTTCACTATAAAGCTGGTGATCGTCTAGCACAATTAGTATTTATGCCTTATAGAATTGCAAGCTATGATACAGCCACTAGAAAGCGAACAGGTGGGTTCGGTAGTACTGATAAATAAAGGGGCTTAATATGAATATTCAAGAAATATTAAAAATAGCAACTCTTATGGGAAAAAATGACGAGTTCAAAATAAAAAATATTGAAGATAAAAAAGAATATTTTATCGAACAGTTTACAAGTTCTTTTGATGAAATTAAGGCGAAGCATGTTATCACGTTATATGTAAGGGGAAAAAATGAATGGAAACAGTCAGGGAATGGACAATCGAAGAAATAATAAAAATCGCCAGTGAAAGTGCTATTGATAAGTATAAAAAGTTGGAAGAACACAGGCACGAACAGAACTGTAAAAAGGCCAGGGAAAATACAAAAAGGCTGTTGAATGGCTATAATGAATTGAAGGAACACTGCGAACATGCGATAGCAAGTGTAGAAAATAGCGTTCCTAGTGATCTTCAAATTGTGCTTAACGAAGTATTTAACCGTAGGGGATTACTTCGTGTCGAGGCGATTGCCTCTAGTAAGAGGCGTACAGAGTTAATTATTGAACATATCGATAGTATGCTGGCCGTGTATCGTACACAATGCGAACATCGATGTGAGCCGTTTTTTGACATTTTGATTGATTTTTATATCGAAAAATTGTCAGTTGAAGAAATAGCCGATGCAAAACATGTATCTACGCGGACAGTGTACAATTATCTCGAAAGGGCTGAAAAGGACGTAAGCATCTTGCTTTGGGGAGTCCAAGCAGCTTGACAAATGTTTGCAAAAATCTTTCATTTACTTTGCAAAACAGCCATATTATAATGTTAGCGTTGAATACTGTTCAATACCCTTGGCATTCTACATAGAACACTATACCTATCCTTCAAAAAAACTATCAGCGAAAAAGCTCAAATACATGTCGTTCTCTCGAATATGTATTTGGGCTTTTTTGTTTGTGAAAAAGGCTGAAACAATGACTACAATCAAATGCAAGGCTACGAATTGCCTTAACAATAAGCGTGGCAAATGTATAGCAAACTTTATCGTATTTGACAGACGTTGCCAGGCTTTTCTTACTTCTCAGACTGCTAGTCGATATAATGGCTGCACAATGAAGAAGGAACATAATCGTTATAAATCTAGTAAAAGGAGCGTACTAAAATGAATATCGTTGAAAAGAATATAACGGACATTAAACCGTATGGAAATAATCCGCGAAAAAATGATAGTGCCGTTGCACCTGTTGCTAATTCTATTCGTGAATTCGGTTTCAAAGTACCTATCGTAATTGATAAGGACGGCATTATTATTGCTGGACATACTCGATATAGGGCCGCTAAGGAGTTAAAACTAAAAACAGTACCTTGTATTGTGGCAGATGATCTTACGGAGCAACAAGTCAAAGCATTTAGACTTGCCGATAATAAGGTGAGCGAGTTCGCTGAATGGGACCAGGACGCATTACTTGAAGAATTGCAAGGCATTCTCGAAGTAGATATGGCAGACTTTGGGTTCGTGAATGAAGAAGATGAGCTCGAAGAACCTGACGATACGTATACAGCTGATATTAATATTCCACAATATGAACCTACAGGCGAAGTTGTACCGTTAGAAAGTTGCCTAGATGATGATAAAACAATCGCTTTGCTTATCGAAATTGACGATAGCAATGTAAGTGAAAAGGAAAAAGAATTTCTTCGTAAGGCTGCACAACGTCATAACCAATTTAATTACAAACGTATTGCCGAATATTATGCTAATGCTAGCGAAGAAATGCAAGACCTTATGGAACGGTCTGCATTAGTTATTATAGATTATGACGATGCTATCAAAAATGGATATGTACAATTATCGAGTAGCTTGGAGGCGATTTTAGGTGAAGAAAACGAACAAGACTAAAATCGGTTATTTCATTATTTCTCATGGCAGACCTAATGAACAGCTAACATATAAATTACTGCGTTCAGGTGGTGTAGAAACTGACGATATATTTATTGTTTGTGATGATCTTGATACAACGCTACCTGAATATATTCAAAACTATGGCGACAGAATAGTTGTATTTGATAAGCAAAGATACATGGATAGTTGCGATAGTGGTGTTCAATCTCCTACTGGATTACATGCCGTATATGCAAGAAATGCTGCATATGATTTGGCGATAGACAAAGGGTACGATTTTTTCGTAATTGCTGATGATGATATCGATAGCATTACTTATCGATATCCAGATGGTGATAAGTTAAGAAGTAAGAACGTACATGATGTCGGTAATTGCTTTATTGCGTTATCTGAATATATGAAAACGTCTGATAAAATATATTGTATAGGCATTGCACCGCACATTGCTTTCATGGGTGGCGTGAAAGCACCTATCGTAGCAGAAGGCATGAAACGTGTTGTATTTAATATCGGATTATACCGAGCTGGAAAGCGAATACGTTATGCAAGTGAGTGCCAGGAGGATTTGGCAGCAAGCATTTTATACAATCAACAAGGAAAAATGATGTTTTCATGTGGCTTATTACAACAAAGCGCAATTGTTGAAGGTAGAAACAAAGAGGGTGGCGGTATTGAAGGACATTACGATAAAAGCAATGACTATTATCGACACTTCGGAACACTTATTTATGTACCTGCTACGATTGCAATGCGATTAGATAGTAATACGTTCACTAAAAAATATATGAGCAACTATTATCCAATGATCTTGTCAGACAGGTGGAAGAAATGAACGAAAAATTTGCTGTATTCATTTTAAGTCATGGCAGGGCTGGCAATGTTAAAACGTATCAAACATTAATCGACCAAGGTTATACCGGTAAGATTTATATCATTGTTGATGATGAGGACGATATGCGACAATCTTATGTCGATAGATATGGTACAGATATTGTTAGGATATTTAGTAAACAAGCTGCATCTGTTTTAGTGGACCCTGCCGATTTAGAACCTAAGTTAAAGGGCGTTATATATGCTCGTAATTATTGTCATACCATAGCTGCGGAATTAGGCTTAACGCACTTCCTTGTATTGGACGATGATTACAACTTATTTGCGCATCGTTACCAAGTTGGCGATAAATTATTGTCGTGTAAGACAAAGCGGTTAGATGATGTATTTCGATGTATGCTTAAATTCCTAGATGATACAGGCGCACTAACTGTTGCACTTGCGCAAGGTGGCGACTTTATTGGTGGCGTAGATAATGGGAACTTCAAAAGGAAGTTACTGCGCAAAGCGATGAACAGTTTTTTCTGTAGAACAGATAAGCCTTATAAATTCTTTGGTCGTATCAATGAAGATACAACCATGTATGTAAGATATGGCGAAACTGGACATTTGATATTTACAACTATGTTATTTATGCTCAATCAAGGGCAGACTCAGAAAAATAAAGGGGGCTTAACCGAAATGTACCTAGATAGTGGTACGTTCGTTAAGTCCTTTTATTCTGTTATGTACTCGCCTTCATGTGTAAAAGTAGCTGCGATGGGCGATAAGCATATGCGTATGCATCATCAAGTCAAATGGGAGTACTGTACACCAAAGATATTATCTCAGAAATATAAGAAAGGGGGTTAGCGTATGGCTAAAATGGGGCGACCAAAAAAGAATATCAAACAAGAACAGTTCGAAGCGATGTGCCAAATTCAAGCTACGCAGGAAGAAATTACCCTCGTTCTAGGGGTTAGCGATAAGACACTTAATGCGTGGTGCAAGCGAACGTATGGCAAGACATTTTCCGATGTTTTTCGTGAAAAGAGAAGTGCAGGCAAGATTAGCTTACGACGAAAACAGTGGAAGCTGGCCGATAGATCTGCAACTATGGCAATATTTCTTGGCAAGCAATTTCTTGGACAGACTGATAAAACAGAAATGGAAGTCAATACTACTGTTCAAAGCAACCCACTTGAAGGGGTAACAACAGAGGAACTTAAAAAGCTAATCGATAAAGAGGGGTGAGGATATGAAACTCACCCCGGAACTCATGCTACAGTTCAAATATGAGCTGGCTCGGCGTGAGTTTTTTTATTATTGCCACTTGCAGGCGCCTGACTTTTACAAAAAGGAACGTGAATACCTAGTTCATTTATGTGATGAGATACAGAACTTTTACGAGGACCCTAAACAAAAGGTCCTTATAATGAACATGCCACCTCGTCATGGTAAAAGTCGTACAGCTCAAATGGCCGTCAAGTGGATACTTGGCAAGAACCCTGTTGAAAAAGTCATGACAGGTTCATATAACACAACTCTATCAACTACATTCGCAAAGAATGTTAGAAATGACATTCAAGAAGTTAAAGCTGATAAAAACAGAGTGGTGTATACCGACATATTCCCTAACGTACGTATCAAGCGTGGCGATGCTAGCATGGATATGTGGTCGCTTGAAGGTGGTTATAATAGTTACCTCGCGACTTCCCCTAGTGGTACCGCTACAGGCTTTGGTGCCTCTATTCTGATTATCGATGATATTATCAAGAACGCCGAGGAGGCTTATAACGAAAACACTAAGGCAAAGCACTGGGATTGGTTCACTAATACTATGCTTTCACGCCTTGAAGAAGGCGGCAAGATTATAATCATCATGACACGTTGGGCAAGTGATGATCTAGCAGGTAGGGCTATCGAACACTTTGGGGATAAAGCAAAGGTTATTACTATGAAGGCCTTACAAGACGATGGAACGATGTTATGCGACGATGTATTGTCTTATGAAAGTTACCAAGAAAAGTGTAGGGCGATGGGTGAGGACATAGCCAGTGCAAACTATCAACAAATACCAATCGATTTAAAAGGGTGCTTGTATTCTGAATTGAAAACCTATGAGCATATTCCTTGCAATGAAGCTGACGAACCTTTATTTACTCAAATTAAAAACTACACTGATACGGCTGATACTGGCGAGGACTGGTTAGCAAGTATCACGTATGGCATTTATAACAAAGAGGCTTATATATTAGACGTTGTATTTACGAAAGCAGCAATGGAACAAACAGAACCTGCTGTTGCTGAAATGCTATATCGTAATCGTGTTAATGTAGCAGATTTTGAAAGCAATAATGGTGGTAGAGGGTTTGCAAGACAGGTTACACGGCTGTTACGAGATGAGTATAAAAGCAATTACACAAAGGTTGTAGCGTTCCATCAATCTAAGAATAAGGAGGCTCGCATATTATCCAATGCAACTTGGGTTATGGAGCATATTTATTTTCCTATAAACTGGGCTGACAAATGGCCTGATTTTTATAAAGCTATCACACGTTATCAACGTGAAGGCAAGAATGAACATGACGATGCTCCGGACGCATTAACAGGTGTTGCAGAAAAGCTGACTGCACCGGACTACAAGTCAACACGTACAAATATTTATTAGGAGGTTTATTTATATGGCTGTTATGGCAAATCCAAGAGATAGCGAATACGAATTACTGCATGACGCTTATTATGGAACAGGCATGTTCGCTAATGGTGGTGCGTTACCTAAATATTCTCGTGAAAGCGCACAGAATTATGAGTACCGCAAAAAACTTTCATATTATTTGAACCATACAGGGCCGATACTCAATGCGAGTGTCGACCCTATTTTTAAAGATGAAATATCACGCGACTATAACAAAAGCGAACTTTTTGCTTCATTCTTGGAAAACGTAGACCGATTAGGGACATCGCTACAAGAATTTATGCGTTTTAACGCAACGCAAGCAAAATTGTATGGCGTTATGTATATCATTGTCGATAACGTAACAGAGTTTGGTGAAACGATGGCCGATGTGATCTCTAAGCGTCAATTCCCTTACTTATATGCAGTTGAGCCTAAGTGCATATATAATTGGCGAATTAGCGATGCAGGCGAACTGGAATTATTTGCGTACACATCTCAAGTGTTCGATGAGGAAGGTAATGCAAAAACACAGTTTCATGAATGGACAAAAACATCGTGGGTAACAAAAGATGAAAATGGCAAAGTGATTGCACAAGGTGAGCACAATATCGGTAGAATACCTGTCGTTCAATGGTTTGGACGTAGCTCAAAGAAAACAGATATATTGCCACCTCCTGAATTTCTATCTATTGCAAGAACTAACCACCAAATATATCATCAATGCTCGTTACTATCTCAAATACTAAGCATGCAAACGTTTAGTATTTTGACCTTGCCTGATAACGGTCAAAATATTGGTGATATTACACTTGGTACAAATAACGTGCTAATGTATCCGGCCGAATCAGGGCATGCTCCTGCGTTTATCGCACCGGATATTGGACCGGCACAAATTCTGATACAAACAATTAAAACGCTTACAGATGATATGTACCGACTGTCAGGAATTAACTCAGTAATAGGCGTACAGGAGTCAAAAAGCGGTGTAGCTAAGCAATGGGATTTTGAACGAACCAATCAACGGTTGGCTGATTTCTCTGTGCAGTGTGAAAACGCAGAATATGACATCATTGATTTATATGAATTGTGGACAGGCGAAAATATCGGCTATAAATGCGATTATCCTCGCAACTTTAAAATTAATGACGTAGCCGATGTTATCGCTCAATCTCAATCTGTACTTGATTTAGACCTTGGCAGTAACACTTTGAAAGTCGAAACAGGTAAAAAAGTATTGGACAGTTATGTACCTAATCTTGAGCCTAAAGAGTACGACAAAATTATTGATGAAATTGAAGAAGCTGTTCAACGACAAGAACAGGATCTTGCATATCATGATGATGAAGGGAACGAAGTAGATGAGGACGCAGAAGGAGATAGACAAGGCGATAACCAACTTCGAGGCAGAGATAAAGAAACTCCTTGAATTAGGTTATAGTCCTAAGCAAGCTGTTAAAAAGGCTTATGAGGCATATCCTGTTATGCAACTGATGAAGCCTACGTTACAGGCTGATTTAACGAACTCATTCATAACTGGGTATGGCGATGATGTTCCGTATAGTACTAAAAGCATTTCAATGGCAATGGCTGAAAGCTGGGCGGCTGATAACTTAACATTATCTAGTCGCCTTTATGGACGTTCTAATGCTATTAAACAAAGCGTTGCTGATACTTTGACGCAAGCGTTTAAAACCAATAAAGCTGTACGAGATACTGCAAAATCAATCTTCGATGGGTATGGCAATGGTGGTATTATTCCAGAAGCCTCACTACCTAAATTTATTAATGATCTTACGAAGCTCAATATAACTGGTAGTAGTACACCGGAAGGAAAGCAACTACAACGCAAGGTGCTGCGTAGTGTTCGTGATAAAGTATCAAGGCTCACTACTCCAGGTGTTAGGGCTGCATATACTGAATTAACCCATGCTATTGACAAGGGGAACGAGGAACGTATCAATAAAGCACTGGAAACTGCTGTTCAGGAAAAGACACGTTATAATGCTGAACGTATAGCGAGAACAGAAAATGCGAGGGCTTATGCTGACGGTCAAGTAAATAGGTACATGAACGATGATGATGTCGTAGCCTATAAATGGCGGTTAGCTGCAAGGCACCCTCGCTTTGATATATGCGACTTTTATGCTAATGCTGATTTATACGGACTTGGCAAAGGTGTATATCCTAAAGATAAGTTACCGACATTGCCTGCTCACCCTCATTGTATGTGTCATATTCAACCGTTAACAGAATTAGACATTCAAGAGAATAAGCAGCACAAGGGCATAAATCAAGCTGGCTTGGATTACATTCAAACGCTAACTAAACCAAATCAGGAAGTGTTACTCGGTGTAAATGGTCGAAATACTGTATTGAGTGGCAAAGGATCTTGGCAAGATTTTGCAAGAGGCTGGACGTCTGATATATTCAATGCAAGGGTTCCTGCTATGTTACAGGAAATGCCTAAACATACTGTAAAACTACACCCACCGAAGGGTAGTCATATAAACTCAGATTATATTATTGATACTAAAGTTATAAACAACAAAGCGTATCGTGATAAATATAACGAACTTGGTTACTCAAAAGATATAACTAGACTAATATTTTCAGAATGTATAGCATGCTTAAATGCTGCAAATGGCTACAATCGAGAACGTGGCATAATGATTGACTTGGCAACAAAAACAACTGGTAAAGAAAATATCGGCAAAATAGGTTCAGACAACGTAGGCATTTATTTTCCTAATAATGATAAAACACCAATAAATCAGTATGTAGTAATACATAATCACCCTAAGAACATCACATTTTCTACCACTGATATAGAAAGTTATTTAAGAAACAGCAGTGTTCATAGTGCTGTTCTTGTTGATAGTATGGGCAATGTATATCAAATAAAAAATATTAATAGAAGTATAGACATAGATGAAGTTGTAAAGGATATGAAGTCACTGTATAATAGTATTAAGCAATATCAATCAACATGGAAAGCTATGGAGGCAGTTATGCAAGGGCTTGTAAAAAGGGGGGTTTTAGAATATGAAGAAAAATAAGCATAAAAAAAATAAAAATATACCAATCTTATTGGCAGACGATAGCCAATATGCTGATTTACCTATAACTAAAAATCCTGATAAAACAATTACTAAAGAAGAACAGGAACAAATCGATGAAATGTTAAAAAAATATAATTTTTAAGCACATACATAGTTTTGTATGTGCTTTTTTTACGCCCTTTCATGTGTGATGATTGGGCGTATTTTTATTGGTGCAATTAGGCGGAGGCCTGTTGCGCCTTTTTTATTTTCATGTATTTACGGAGGTTTACACATGAACATTGCAGAAGTTTATCAAGCACTCGAACAATTGGAAAATGGCAAGGATCTTATCGACGCTATTAAAGGTGAAACGTCTCGCCTCAATAACGAAGCTAAGACAACACGAGAAAAGCTACAAGGTCAAATTAATACGTTAACCGGTGAACGTGATACTCTTTCAACTCGTGTTAGTGAATTGGAAGAACAAGCAGGGGCTGGTTCTAACTCGCCAGAGTACAAACAACTCGAAAAGCAATTAAAAGCTATGAGCGACAAGTTCGAGCAAGCAGAAACTAAGGCAAAAGAAGCAGAAGCCAAACGAATTCAATCTGAAATTATGGCGCAAACATTGGACGCTTTCACAAAGGCTAATGCGGTTGATCCGCAGGAGTTTGCACGATTAGTTGCCAATGACATTAAAGTTCAGGACGATGGCACTTATGGCTATCAAAAAGAAGATGGCACTATCGGTACTATTCAAGACCGCACCGCAGAATGGTTGCAAGGTAAATCTTGGGCCGTTAAAGCGACTGGCAATCCAGGTAGCGGACAAGGCGGTACAGGTGGCAATGGTCCTGATGCAATTAAGGCTGAATTCGCTAAGGCTGTAGGCATTGAAATGTAATTATTTAATTATTGGAGGTCAATTACATGGCAGTTAATACATTACAATACTCTCAACAGTTTCAAACTGTACTCGACCAACAAATGTTAGTTGGTTCCACTACTGGCTTTATGGAAGTTAACGCAGGTCAAGTCAAATACGATGGCGGTGATACTGTTCATATTCCTGAAATTAGCATGCAAGGTATGGCGAAATATGATCGCGATGAAGGCTTCAATCGTGGTTCCGTTACTTTGAAATTTAACCCTTACAAAATGACACAAGACCGTGGCCGTACGTTCTCTCTCGACTCCATGGACGTAAACGAAACAAACTTCGTTGCAACTGCTGGCACTGTAATGGGTGAATTCCAACGTACACAAGTTATTCCTGAAATTGATAGCTATCGCTATTCCAAAATTGCTGCATTAGCAACTACAGAAAATAAAGTAACAACTGGTTATACACCTGCTGTTACTGATATTCTCGATAAATTGGACGCAGAAATTACAGACATTCAAGACGTAATCGGTGAAGATGAAGCACTTATCATCTGTATGTCTACGAAGTTGCGTTCTATCTTGAATAATGCAGACAAATTCCATAAATATTTGGACGTAGCTCAATTTAAAGCTGGTGCAATTAACACTAAAGTTCGTTCTTTTAATGACATTCCTATCCTTGGTGTGCCGTCCTCTCGTTTGAAAACACAATACGTGTTTAACGACGGTAAAACTTCCGGTCAAGAGGTTGGCGGTTTTAAAGCTGATACAGCAGCCAAAGAAATTAACTGGATTATCATGCCTCAACGTGCACCAATTGCTGTATCTAAGACAGATAAAGTTCGTGTATTTACTCCGGACATTAACCAAAAAGCAGACGCTTGGAAAATCGACTACCGTAAATACCATGACTTATGGATTCCTAAAAATCGATTGGCTGCAATTCATGTTAACGTTGGTGCGTAAGGTAGGTGGATAATATGGCACGTCTTGTACGATTAAACGAAGTGCAATATGTAAGCGAAGAATATGATATTAAACGCTTACAAGATGAAGGCTTTACGATTGAAGAATTGGAGCCTGTCAAAGATGATGATAAGTCAAAACGTAGCGGTAAAAAGCCCGATAAAAAGCCCGATAAAGAGCCCGATAAAGAGGAGTAATCATGTTACCTAAAGAGGTGTTCGAACGACGGCTCAGACAAGCTGTTAAATCGAGCACCTTCATGGTGCAAAATGAAGCACAACAAAAGCATGATTTTATAACTCGTACCGCTCAATTGGAACGGGCTGTCGATACAAAATTTAGTTTTGACAATGGCAATAATATTGGGGTAGTGTACATTGACAATCAGGTAGCACCTTATGGAATATTCGTCCATCAAGGTACAAGACCTCATACTATTAAGCCTAAAACTAAACGTGCATTGCGTTGGGTTCCAATGGCTGGTAATAGCTTTTTCTTCGCTAAGGAAGTTCACCACCCAGGAACTAAATCCGACCCATTCTTATATGAAGCGTTGGAAAGAAAACGTAATGATGTATTTGATACATTTTCAAAAGCCACTGGGCTTGCTATTAATGATCTATCGAATAGCGATTGGCTTGGGGCTAAGGAAAAAGAAATTCGAATAGATATTTAGAGGTGTAACAATGCTATATGAATACGAAGAAATGCAGTTCACCGATGAGCTGTTAGGCAAAGAGGTTCTACCTCAACATGTAGAACGTGCAGAAAAAGCATTATATGCCTTTGCAAAACGTCTTGGCGTATTAGAGGGCGATATTGTAAGAAGTTATCTAGTCGATGAATTAGTGCAACTCTATATATATCGTTTTGTGTGCGTTGACAAGGCTTATGCGTTACCAGGTGCATATACTCGCGACGGCTCAACAGATGATTTTTATAGCAAAAAACTGCAATATATCGATGAGCGTATAACAATGTGCGAAAAGCAAATTACACCGGAAGAGTTAACAGGCGACCCTACTAAATATGCTAGGTATCGAACTGTAGAAATTTTCAGGGGGTAATATGTGGCTCGAACTCATGCAACATATCAAACGTGTAATTGATAGCCACGGAACAGGCTTCAATGTTATTCTTGGGGCTATGAGGCCACAAGCTGCAAATATAGATGCGAATGGCGTAATTATGGTGATTAGGGGAGAAACAACGCCAGGAGATAATGCCGTTCAATCTGAATTGCAACAAGAGTTATACATTGAAGTATGGGGGCGGAATGACGACCCTGATATGAACGTAGGTTATGAAGTTATCGCTAAGTTCGAGGATACTTTCGAGGCGATTATGAATAATCTTCGTAATTCATGTGGCAGATTAGTTCCGGAAGCATGTATCTTGCAAGATAGTGGTTATCAAATCATCGATATTAAATGTACAAGTAAAGTAGGCGACCATGATTCAGTACGGCCATTGATTGGCACGCAGTACAGGTTTGTGGCTCGCCTTATTAATTTGAATGAAGAAACAAACGGAGGTATCTACTAATGCCAGCTCAACCAGCTACAGCAAAAAAACTTTATAAACCGCAACAGGCTGCAATGCCTACTGCTGGTAAAAATTATTTGATTTATGTTAATACTGGCACCGACGAAACAACAGGTGCTGAATGGCTTTTATTAGGCGGACAGCGTACAGGTGATGTATCTCGTAAGGCTGATAGCATCGATGCATCTCACAAAGGCACTAACGGTTGGAAGTCTACTATTCCAGGGCTTAAAGAGTGGTCCATTGACCTTGAAACATTGCTTATGCCTAACGAAGAGTCATTGCAATTGTTAGAAAAAGCGTTCTTGAATGATGATCTTATCAACATCAAGATTGAATATCCTAATAAAGCCTACATGACAGGTATTTGCTCCATTACAGAATTGTCTATGAACACACCACATGACGATGTGGCAACGTATAAAGGCAGCTTGAATGGCGTAGGTCCATTGTCCGAATTAAAACAACCATAATTTATAGTTAATTTAAGGAGTGCGCACTCATGAAAAAAATCACATGTGATGTATTTAATACTGGCGAAACAATTTATTTTACGATTGGTCGAATTGCTGAACTTGAACAGCTATGGGGCGAACCTATTTTTAAAGCAGTTCAAGCTGGGGCAATGACATTTCAACAATTAATCACTGCATTTGTTGTCGGAATGAAGCATGAAGGTCGTAAACGCGATTATATTTACTACCAGGAAAAGCTACAACAATTATTTGATGAAGGCGAGGTTCAATATCTAGACCTTGTACAGTTAATTGTAAAAGCATTAATCGGTAGTGGTGTCTTTGGTAAGGCCGCGTACTATGCATCATTTCCTGAAGAAGCTGACGAAAAAGCACAATACGAAGTAGAGGCAGAGGAAGCAGAAACAAAAAACTAGAAGGGGGCTATACGGCCCCCTCTTTTAATTTATGGATAACAAAGGCCGAGCGTACGGCGTATGGTCCACTCAATTTGAAGCCTTGGGAATTTATGAAATTAAGCCCTATGGAATATTACAAACTGGTGGAAGGGTACGAATTGCGAATGGAGATTGAGGACCGTAGACAGGCTTATTTTACGTGCATAATGACAAACGTTCATATTGCTGGCAATAAGCGGTTAAAAGTCGAGGACATCATGAAGCAATTACACCCTATTACGTTGGCACAACGCAAAACTGAAGAAAAGTTATTCATGGAAGAATTTAGACAGGCGGGAGGTGAGATATAAGAAATGGCAGATTCACAAATCAATGTACGCATAGTCGGTTCATCTAGTGGTGCCGAGCAAGCACTTGATAGGGTGGCTAAGAAAGCGGAAAATGCACTAGGAAAAGACGTTACTGCTTCGATGGAGGCTGTTAAAAGCAAAGCGCAGAAGATCTTCGGTATAGAAATTCCTAGTATCATGAACGCTGCAAAAAGTGGTGCTGCATTTGGTGCTGCGGCAATAGGTATTGAAGCTGCAGGGCGAGCCATGAAAGATATGGCAGTTAGTGCTGTTCAAACCACCGACCAACTTACACAGATTAGGGCACGTATCAATCTAATTAATGACGGCAGTCAGTCTACTGCTGAAATTATGGACAAGATTTATAGTGCGGCTAACCGTTCTCGTGGTAGCTATTTAGATATGGCCGATAGTGTTGCTAAGTTGAATATGCTTGCAAAAGACGCATTCTCATCTAATGACGAAGCAATCTATTTTGTTGAACAGTTAAATAAGCAATTCAAAATCTCAGGTGCTAGCGTTGAAGAAACAACATCAGCTATGTACCAGTTAACGCAAGCAATGGCAGCTGGTAAGCTACAAGGGGACGAATTCCACTCAATTATGGAAAATGCTCCGATGTTGGCACAATCTATTGCCAGTGAAATGGGCTTGACTGTAGGTCAATTGAAGGAAATGAGTTCGCAAGGGCTCATTACTGCTGATATTATCAAAGAAGCCCTATTCAATAGTGCAGAAGAAACAAACGCTAAGTTTGCAGAAATTCCTATGACGTTCCAAGATATAGGAACGCAAGTTCAGAATGAATTAATAGCTGCATTTCAACCGGCTATGGAAGAAATAAGCAACATGACGAGTTCAGGTGTATTAAACGATGCACTTGCTGGGTTGTCTATTGCATTTCGCTTAGTTGGCACTGCTGCACAAGCAGCCATTATTACTGTAAGGGGTGCATTTAGTGCGTTATCGGTTGTAATTGGTACGGCTAAGAATATTGTTACGAGCTTTGCGAACCTGTTTAGAACCGCCATGCCAGGGGTTGCCACTGCCATTGTAGGTGTTACCACTGCATTTATTACTTATAAAGCGACTGTTGCATTATGTAGCACTCAAACAGCTGCATTAACTGTAAAAACCGTAGCGTTGAAAACGGCACAAGTAGCCTCTGCGATTGCAACCAGGGCATATGCGTTAGCAATGACTGTTGTTAAAGTAGCCATTCAAGGTACTATCTTATCGATAGGCGCATTGACTTTGGGGACAACTGTCCTTAAATCTCTGTTTCTAGCTTTAAGAAGTAGTACATTAGCTGCAGCTACTGCTCAACGTGTATTAAACGTTGTAATGAAGGCAAACCCAGTCGGAATATTAATATCCGTCATTATGACTTTGGTCGGTGTATTTGCGACTGCATCTGCTGCATCTAATGGGTTCGGTAATACGTTAAGCTCTGTATTTTCAACTATTGTGCACACCGCTGTTTGGGGTGTGAATAAAATTATCGAAGGGCTTAACTGGTTAATTGCAAAACTTAATAGCGTAGGCGATAAAGTAGCAAAATTCTTTGGTACATCTTTTACCGCTATTCAACAAGTTGATACAATCAGTGCTGAAACGGCGCAAGATATTGTAAATACTGGCGTTAATATGGCTTCACAAATAACACAAGGGTTATCCGGTGGCGGTGATACAGGCCTAGACGTTGGCGGTGGTGGCGGTGATGATGGCGGTTCCGCTGGTACCGGTAAAGGTGGAAAAGGTGGCGGAGGTGGTAAAGGCCACTCCGGAAAGGATCTTGCAAAAGAGGCCAAAGAGGTCCACGAAAAAATCTTGCAATCATTCTTGGAAATGCAAGGCAATCAAGTCGAACTAATCGAATTGCAATACAAAAAGGAACTCGATGAGCTCAATAAATCAAAGAGTGCTAACGTTAATTATCAAGAAGATTTAAAGAACCTTAACGATGTTTATGCGGATAAACGTATCAAGGCTAAGCAAGAGGAATTTACGAAACTCAGAGCTATTGAAACTGGTATTCGTGATATGCAACAAGACTTTGCGTTTAAAACTTCAAGCAAAGATAGTACAGGCAGTGTATCTCCTGCCGTGCAGTTGGCAACCGATTATGCCAACGCCATTGATGAAGTCGAGGACCGCTATGCAGAAATGGTTGATAAGTTCATGAAAATGGACAAAATGGAGCAACAACATCATATTGATCTGTTAAAACAACGAGGTGTTGAATTCGAAATGAGTGCTGACGGACAAATCTCCTACGAGAAAATGAAAAATGAGGAGTTGTTAGCGGCACAAGACGAGTATGCAAAAAAGGCTTTGCAACAACATACTGATCTAGTTAATGAAAAGTATGCTATTGATGAGGCTATGCGTACTCAAAACTTTGAGGCACTTCAAGCTGCATTGACAGATGAGTACATTGCAGAACAACAGCACTACGACTTAAAAAAACAGCTTCTTGAGGAGTGGAAAGAAGCAGTATTCGATGCTCATTGGAATGGACAACAAGTTATGTTTGACGCTGCACAAGCCGGCTTGGATAGTTTTCAAAATTCTATTTCAGGGCTTATTCAAGGTACAACAACGCTTATGCAAACATTCCAAAATCTAGGCAAAGCGATACTCAAAACTATTGCGGATAGCGTAGCACAATGGATAGCCGGACAAATTAAACAAGCCGTATTCGGCAAAATGTTGGCAGCTCAACAGGCTGCAACTGGTACTGCTGCGGCTAACGCTCAATATCCGGCATGGGCTGCATTGGCTCAACAAGTTAGCATGGCAACAGGTGGTGCTAGTGCTATCGCTGGTATGGCTGCATGGAGTGCTAACACGGCAGCTGGTGCAGCTCAAACAGCTACACAAAGTGCGTTTTCCGGCATGTTTAACTCAGGCTCAAGTGGATTTAGTGGCAATCTATCTTTACCTAAACTGGCAAGCGGTGGTGTGGCTTATGGCTCGACATATGCTGAAATTGGCGAAGGCAAATACAAAGAAGCTGTGTTGCCTTTGAGTGAAAGTACATACGACGAAATTGGTGGAGGTATAGCTCGTGCCAATGGTGGCGGTGCTGGTAGCATTACGTTTAACGTATCTGCTATGGACGCTCAATCATTTGGAACATGGCTCGAAAACTCCGCAGGACGTTCGCTAAGACAGTTTTTAGTTAACCAAGATAGGGAATTTATAGCGACGGAGGGGACGTGGTAGCATGGCAGATTTAATTAAATTTCCGGATATCAAATCCCTTGCGTGGAAGTCTACGAAGGCTCAAAAATGGGACACTAAGATAAAGCGTACTGGAAGCGGTCGAGTGCGTACCATGACAACGTGGCAGTATCCGCAATATACAATCACTACTGAATTTGCAATATTAACTCCAGAGGAGCATAAGCAAATGATGGGGTTCTATGCAAAAGTAAAAGGTGGTACAGTTCCTTTTCTTTGGTTGGATCCAGAAGATTTTGAGGAAAAGGGTATTCGTTTAGGTACTGGGGCTCAATCTGAATGGCAAGCAGTTCGTTTGTATGGTGATTTTAGGGAACCGGTAGCACATATCGAAAACCTAAAATTATATGCTAATGGGACACCGATAAATGCTGTATCTGATAAGGGCGTAATCAGATTAGCACAAGGGGTAACAGTAGCGCCGACTGCGATTATTACTGCTGACTATACATATTATTGGAAGGTCATGTTCAGTGGTGATTATACAGACGAGATTATTTATAAAGATATATTCAAGTCTAAGTCTTTTAAATTGGTAACAGTGAGGTGAGTAAATGAAGGAAGTCGGACAGATTTTAAGCAATCATTTAAGCACATCTCAATCATTCTTGTCATGTGATTTGTACGAGTTAAAACTAAAAAGCGGTATCAGCTATTATTGGGCCGATACCGATGCAGATGTAAATTATGGGGGCCACACTTATAAAGGTGATGGCCCTATTATTACGCGTGAAAAGATAGCTACGAATAGTACGGTTAGCGTTGATAAATTAAGCGTAACCATTACTGCTAGCCAAAGCGACCAAATTGGTGGTGTGCCTGTGCTGGAAGTTGCTCATAATGGTGGTTTAGACGGTGCAACGCTTGATCTACGCCGTGCCTTTTTTGACGATGCTGGCAAGGTGATTGAGTGCATAGACCTATTCCATGGAATTTGCGAAGTAACACAGGGCGGTGGCTTTATATTGAAGATTAGTGCAAAGTCAGTTGTGCAAAAACTCAATATAGAATATCCGAACCGAAGATATTACCCTCAATGCCCTTATAGTATTTATTCAAAAGAATGTGGTGTCGATATTAAGGCTTATCGCAAGAAAGCAAAAGTAACGGCTGTTACTGGTACCAATACCGTGCAAATCGATATACCATTTGAGGACGGCTATTATACAGCAGGTGGTATGGAATGGATAAGCGGACCATTAGCAGGGCAAGCAACGCAAATTATGGATAGTAAAAATAGCACTATTATTTATATGAGTGCGACTAACACATCACCTCGTATTGGTGATGTAGCTTATATATACCCTGGTTGTGATAAAACTCCTGAAACATGTAAGAACAAGTTTAATAATTTTAGTAGGAACCGGGCAACACCTTATGTTCCTTTAAAGGAGACAATACGATGAAATTAACAACAGGTGAACGTATAGCGAATGCTGCATGTGAATGGCTAGGCACTCCGTATCAAAATAACGCTATGGTGAAAGGCAAAGGAGTAGACTGCTCATATTTATTGGTGGCTGCAGTGGTTGATAGTGGCCTAATGAATATTGCAGATTTTAATATCGAAAACTATTCCAATGAATGGCATTTACATCGTTCAGAAGAAAAGTACCTGAAATATGTTAAACAAGCAGCGGACGAGGTGCCATTTGATGATCTTCGCATCGGTGATTTTTTACTATACCAATATGGACGTTGTATTTCTCACGGTGCCATTTATATTGGTAACAATTTAGTAATTCATGCGTTCGTTGATTTGGGCGTCATTCTATCATCGATTGACGATGTATTATTTTATGACGCAAAAGGAAAAAGTCGCTTGCGTGCGGTGTATCGTTTAAGGAAAGGTGGCAAATAATGGGCTTTTTATTTAAACGCGGTAAAAATACCACTAATCGAGCCGATATGATTGCTGATTTTCAAATCAATAGTGCTTCGTATGGTGAGGTAGTGCCTGAAGTGTTAGGCACTACACGATTGAGTGGCAATATTATTTACTACGACGATTTCACACCTCATGAACATCGCAGTACGACGAGAACTGGTAAAGGTGGCGGTTCAAAACATACTGAAATAACCTACACATATACTGTTGCATGTGCCATTGGCTTATGTGAGGGCCCTATCGCTGGCATAGGGAAGGTTTGGCGAGACAAGGAGATATATTCCTATCCGAGCGAAAAAATCGAACTGACGGCATATAATGGCGATTATGGACAAACTCCTTGGCCTTATGTTTTATCCAAGCACCCTGAAAAGGCATTGCCTTATAGTGGCTTGGCATATATGGCTGGGGTGGTAGATTTAGGGGAACGAGGGAGCCTACCTCAATTTAATTTTGAAATTAGAGGGAAGTTATTAGATACTGGCGACGGTATCGATGTAAACCCAGCCGATTATATTGTGCATGTGTTAAAGTCTATCGGCATTGACGATGTAAGTATAGACGGATTAGAAAATTATCGTGCCTACTGCAAAGCAGCAGATATTCTAATTAGTACCCCTCCGGACAGTAAAAGCTCAAAGGCTCAAAACGTAATCAATGATATAGCTGAAATTACAAACAGCCTTGTCTTTTGGTCTACAGACCGTTTGAAAATCGTACCATTAGCAGATAAGCCTATTGGCGATTGGTCGCCAGCTAATCAAATTCAATATAACTTAACAGCAGATGATCTTATTCCAGCTAGCGACGGACAACTTATTATGTATAAGCGAAAAGATAGCTCGGAAACGTATAATCAGGCAACAGTTGAGTTTATTAATCGTGCCAATAGCTACGAGAAAGAAACGGTATCATTCGAGGTGGTAGCAGACGTGCAAAAGAACGGCCTCAAACCAGCCTCTAAGAAGTCCGCTCATTATCTCTATACTAAGGCTAGGGCTCAATACTACGCTGAACAGCTGGCTATGAAACGGCTATATGCAAAGAATCAATATACATTCCATCTCGACTGGGCTTTTTGCAGATTGGAACCAGGTGACCTAGTAACAATTACAGATGAGTTATGCGGATTGCGTGAGCAAATTGTAGTTATAACTTCCGTGTCAGAAGCTGCAGATGGACAACTTGAAATTACGGCCGAGGGTAAACCACCAGGCACATATGCGCCAGCTAAGTACAATGTCCATGAGAATGAACGTCCTTTTATTGATTATAATGTGCCTGCTCCAAGTGTTAACGATGTAGCTATTATTCAAACGCCAGGTGATGTAGGGGGCAACGAATTATATATCGGTGTAAATTCAGAGCCTAATTGGGGAGGCTGTTCTATATGGTTATCAGACAATAACGAAAACTATAAACGAATTGGCAATATCTCACAACAGGCTCGAATGGGTAGGCTGAAAACAAGCCTAACACAAGGAAGCAACACCGCTAATGTGATAATCAATCAAGGTGCATTAAAAGGTGGCAGTCATGTTGACGCTGAACGAGCGAACACTCTATGTTGGGTTGACGGTGAGTGCCTATCTTATGAAACTGCGCAATTGCAGATTAATGGCGATTATGCTTTGGGTGGCATTATACGCGGTCAATATGGAACTAATGATACAGCTCATAATGCTGGTGCTAGGTTTGTAAGAGTCGATGAGGCATTATATCATGCTCCGTACCGTAAAGAGGATATCGGAAAGCAGGTATATTTTAAGTTTACGTCGTTTAACATGTATGGATCTAACGAACAAGGGTTAGATGAGGTGCAAGCATACCCATATACAATCACACCATACTATATTCCGGAAGTAAGCGATTTAGCATTATTTACTAAGTATTACGAAATTGGCGATGGTGTATTGTCATTCGATGTAGTAGCTGCATTTACTCAACCAACTATTAATACATTTGATACTGTCGAAGCATGGTATCGTGAAGGCGCTAACGAATGGAAGTATGGCGGTAATGGTGATAACCAAATCGTTATTAGTGGGTGTGAATTAGGCCATACATATGAAGTGCGATTAAAGGTAAAGGACCGTCATGGAAACTACTCACAAGGCATTATCAAATCCGTATTAGTTGAGCTCAAATCTGAAGTGCCTAATACTCCGCAAGGACTGGGCGTTTCGTTTGGTGATGTTGCCACCTTTAATTGGTTAGAGGTGCGTAACGCTGATATTGATTTTTACGAGTTGCGATATGATCTGCACCCAGGTCAAGAGTATGGGCTAATTGGTAAAAGCAATAATACTACTTTAAGCACTCTATTAACAGAACGGAGTGCAAAAGTATATTTATATGCTCATAACCCTACAAAGGGGTATAGCGCTCCGGCAGAATTGACATATAACGTACCTATTCCACCTAAACCGTCTAACATTAAAATAGTTAGCTTGATTAATGGCATTGGTATTACTACCGATAATATCAAGTTAGGTTGTAAGGGCGTTAATATTTACGTTGACGGTACGCGATATTTCTTCACAACAAACGTAGCAACAATACCTTTGGAAAGTGGTGTTCATACCGTACAGGTCGCATTTGTTGATCTATTCGGTGAAGGCCCTAGAAGTGATGAGCAACTAGCGACAATCAAAGCTAAAATCGATAAGTCCCTACTTGACATGGAAAGCCTAGGCCTAGAGGGCATAGACAAAGCGGTAAATGACTTGAAAAGCGAAGTCGGAACAGTCAAGACAGCCGTTAATGGAATTGATAGCAAGATAATCGACCTTGGCAACGCATACCAGCGCACTTTGAGCGACTATCAGAATAACGTAAACTCACAAATCACGCAGATTTCTAGCGGCATTGATTTAAAAGTAACGCAAGCAATCAATAATATGGACGGTGCCGAACTGGTGAGCCGTATCAATCTAAGCCCAGCAGGCACACGCATAGACGGCAAATTATTGCATGTTACTGGCGACGCATTATTTGATAAGAACATCATTACCAAAGGCATGATACAGGCTGGTGCCGTTACTGCTGATAAAATGCAAGTTGATAGTCTATCAACTATCACGGCTACAATCGGCACATTGCGGACTAAGACAAGTGGCGCAAGGGTTGAAATTAGCGATAATCTTATTGAAGTGTATGACGATGACAATCAATTACGAGTGAGGTTAGGCGTATGGGAATAATTACATTTTTCAAAAAGTTATTAAAGCGATTATTTAAGCATGGGGGTGAAAATAACATGCCAGCTGGATTACAAGTATTTAATAAAAACGGCGTTCAAATTGTTAGCTTGACGGATAGGCTTACAAAAGTATCTGGCGTAAAACGTTTCGATGTGATTGAGGAAAGCGGTAGTGCAACAGTCGAATTGAGCAAAGACCAGCATATATGGTATTACTTAAATTCGTATGCAGGCGATAATGACGACTATTTGTATGGATTCGGGCCTAATTACAATATTGTTGTTGAGGGTGGTAAAATTTCATGGAATTTAAAAGCACCTAATAACGTCAATAAGCCTTGTAAAGTAGCATTAATCTATGGGGTGATGTAGCATGAAACATTTTGAAAGCCATAACAACAATAGCATAGTAACAATCAATGATACAGATAGTTGTCTATATTTAAAGCATAAAATCAGCTTAAAAAATATACCAATTAAAAACTCGCAAAAAATAGAGCATGGTGCAAGTTATATATATAATGGCGATGGAATTACCTATGGTGTCGAAGACTTGCAAAATGGACACAGATACCACGTAAACTTATATATTCCTGTGTTACAACGTCAAGACAATGAAAGTTATATATATGCAATGAGTTCTGACTTGCCGATTAAAGATATTTCTATAGCAGAAACAAGAAACAGACAACATCCTACTCGTGCTGGGAAATGGACTAATTACTTGCAAGTACAATTCACAACGGATAGCCTTGAAGACATTCGCAAGATTGCTGATACTATGGAAATCTTTGTATTTTCCAACAAAATCCCTAAAACAGATAAGTATGGCATGGAAATATACGATAAGAATGGCAACGTTATATTTAACAGCAATCTATTAACAATGCGATTAGCGTTAGTTATTCACAAGGACTACCCAGCTACGTTCTTATCTAAGGAAGAGTACGAAATCGGCAAGGTTAAATTTCAAGGCATAAAAAAAGCTGGATTGAGTTTTACCTATCCATTGGCAGCTATTGGTTCAGAGAACGGCTATATGGCTCATAAAGTTAGCTGGGACGGCGACGGCGTGGATATTATAACAACGTACGGCGGAAATGCTGGCGGTATCATTCGACAAAACTCAATCACAACAACGCAAGTATTGATTTGCGAACTCGACGGAACTCAAAATATTCCAGCTATTGAAATAATGATGATCTAATATCGAGGTGCATATGAACTTTATCAGAAACGAGCCAGAAACATTACACATCGGTGCTGATTATCGTAGAGGTTACGAGGTCAGTGCCGATTTTGATTTAACGAACTGCACGGCGGTCATGAAAGTAAGGAGCCTACAAGGCAAGCTATTGGCCGAGGCTGAATGTGTAATTCACGAGAATATTGTGTACTGCACAATCACCGCCGAGGCAACTAAGCACATAGGCCGCAATTATAGGAGCGGTCAATATGATGTGTTCCTTATTCATGGGAACGATACCACTAAAATCGTAATGGGTGATATGAAATTCATTCATGATATTTCAGCACATTAGGGGGTGCAATTATGGAAGATACAAAAAACTTTGAATATGTGGAAGTTAAAGCAAGGGTTCCGAAAGTGATTGATATTGTTATTCCGGGGGCGCAAGGATTACCGGGCGAACAAGGAACGCGAGGCCCAAAAGGCGACCCATTCCGATATGAGGACTTTACGCCAGAACAATTAGAGGCCTTGAAAGGTCCTAAAGGTGAGGACGGGCTAAGTGCGTTTAATATCGCTCAATTAAACGGATTTCAAGGTACATATATTGAGTGGCTAAAATCGTTAAAAGGCAAGGACGGCGCAAGTGCCACAGCTGACAACGCTCATCAACTCTTATTGCAAGGTAACGTATGGTGCGAAAGTGCAAGCGTTGATGATGTACTCACCGCATTAATTGGTAATATGGGTAAGCCGTTCCCTCGGACTGAATTTAAGGCGTTAACTATTCCGAGCGTAATCCAAGGTCAACAGGTAGTATCCGTTACAGGCGAACCTCATTACAGCGTTAAGGTAGTCGGTAACGATACACCTTTCACGCTAGATAGTACTGGGGCTTGTAGCGTGAATATTCCGTCATTAGGTGAAGATGATATAAACCTCACTTATCACAATTTCACAGGTGCAAAAGTTGGCGAAACAGTAATTGCTGGCATTGTTGAAAGTACTAGAACGCCAGATGAAACTTACGAGGAAAATGGCGTTAAATATGCACTATTTGGTCGTAATTTAGAAATTAATGCAGTTAACTTTAATGGCGATTTCGAACATAATTTTAAATTCTTGGGTAAATGGCAAGTATCTGCAATCGATAATATCTTGATTCGGGCTAGCCGTCCGACTGTTCTTAAAATTGGTGCTTGGTACGGTATAAGTTACTCTGTTAAAGACGTATCTGACAACATGATTGGTAATATTCCGATTTTAGTTGATAACCCTAAGAATTTAGTGTTTGAAAATAACGACATGAATAATATACCCGTTAAGCTTGGAAGCGTAGAATATGGCACATTTGATGTTCGATTTACATCATCTCAAATTGAATGGTCTGACGACCAACATAAATATATCAATACTGGTGATACAATCGACTATTTATAATAGGTGAACGCAATGCAAGAATTAACGAATTTTATGAGCGAGGCTTGGCGGACATTGACGGATTCGTTTGTACTAAAAGCCTTGCTTGCCGTAATCGCTGATGTAGCGATATATATGATTGGCTTAAAACATGTGCAGGTGCTAGGAATATTTATATTACTGGTATTCCTAGACCTCATCACAAAATGGGCGGCTATATCGTATCAAATGCTTATTGATATGGGGGCAAATGCTGACAATCTAACGGCATTAGACAAATATATAGCCATACCAGCTGCATGGGGAAAAGGTATTATATCCTCAAAGCATATGCGCAAGCCTTTCGTTACAAAAGTTTTAACGTATTGCCTTGCTACTGGCGCCGCATGGTGCTTTGACTATATGGCAGGTCAATACGCTTTCGCCGTCAATATCGTATGGCTATATCTCGGCTCAGTAGAACTATTAAGCATTCTCGAGAATATGCGAGACGGCGGAAATAGCACAATCGCAGGGCTTTTGGATGTAGCGCATTCTAAAATTGACATGATTTTAAAGAAATAAAGGTTTGTAAGCTACGCTTACATTGTGAGGAGTGGCTTTTATGTTTGAATTTTAAAAATAACGATAAAAGCACTATGAAATTATCGTTAAAAGCAGAAATCGAGGTGTATATAATGAAAATTGGCGAACATTTCGACGATTATGAATTTTCTTGTAAGTGCGAAAGGCATGGCGTAGATAGTAGTGGCCGTAATGTGTTAGACCATGTCATTGACAAGCGACTAGTTGATTTGCTAGACGCTATCCGTGAACGCTTGGGCGTTCCTATCTATATCACAAGTGGCTATCGTTGCGAGGCTCACAATGAGGAAGTAGGGGGCGTGCCTAACTCTTACCATACGCAAGGGGTGGCCGCCGACATCACATACGACGGCATTAACGTTGACTACCTCGCCGAAGTGGCCGAGGAATGTGGTGCCGACGGCATTGGCTGTTACTATCACCAAGACTTCGTACACGTTGATGTACGAGGGTATGCAGCACGTTGGAATGATCTTGACTAAATAGGGGGCTAGATATGTATGAGAAAATCACGAACTACATCAACGCGGTTAAATCTCAAATTACTGTTAAGCGGTTTATTGTGTTTGCTAGTGCTTTGTTGCTCATCATTGGTGCATGCCAGCTCATCGACGGCTACCTCACCGCAAGAGGAAACTATAACCGTGCCATTGAGCGATTGGAACAAACTCAAAACGAACTTAATCGAAGCCGACGCCTCAATCAAGAACTCAAACTTGTCATTGAACGAAGCTCAGAGCTTAACCGTCAAGCAGGCGACCGAATTACAAGAATTGAAGATTATCAACGAAGAACGGAGCAAGGAATTGGCCGAGCTCAAAACTATCAACAAGAAACAGGGCGAAGAGTTAGAGAAAGCGTCGCAAATAACAACCGAGCAAGCGAGCTCATTGGAGAAAGCCTCGATATCGTTAGACGAGTTGAAAGCGGAACTAAAGAACAACCGAAGAACTGAACAAAGGTTACGCCGTCAACGTGATACATGGGCGATTAGTAATGCTGCACTTTTCTTGGCTGGTGCATTACGCAGATAACATGGAGGTGATCCCATTTCTCCTTACTGCATAAAGGTGGATATGCAGACGTTTTAAGCGTTGACAACTTTTTGACAACCTACGTTACAAAAATATAGTGAAATATAGTAATATATAATATGTTAAAAAATAGATGTATTTTAACATATGTAGGTACTTCGTAAATTGTTTAAAATGGTGCTCCTTGCCACGCCATCTTGAGGGGGTGGTGAGCGTACGCTCGTGAGGGTTCAAGTCCCTCCAACCGCACCAAATATAAGGACCTACAGTTCGCTGTAGGTCCTTTTTCTATCTGGATTAGCAGAATTTTATGGGAGAGAGATATGATTAAAAAATGTATTGCCTTAGGTCTGCTTTCACTAGCATTGTCTTGTCAATCTAGTTTAGCTGCATCGGTAGAAAGTCAGGAGTCAAGTGTTACAATCAAAAGTAATATAAAATCTGAAGATTCTTTAACATCGGAGTTTATTGAGGTAATTCCTGGAGCTTTTAAAAGTGTTAGGATGAGTAATTCAAAATATCCAAGAGAGCTTTCAGATGAAGAAATTAAGTTGTTAAAAGCACAAAGCCAGAAACGATCTAAACAACGATTAGTAGAATTACAAAAGTCAGACATGAAGGTGGAGTATCAGATTTTTGATCCCCTTTATAATGATCGGGATGAAAAGGCACTCAAACAAATCACACGTTATAATACTTTGGAAACAAATAAGCAAGGTATTGGATATGGTAATCGAGATAAACCATTACGTATCGTAAGCCCTTATATGAGAAAAAATGGACACGGGGAAATTAAATTAACGAATCCAGTTAATATTCCATCCTACAGAACGCGTGCAGATAAGAATAAAGCATATGATAAAGAATTTAAAGCCTTTCTAGAAAAGAATAAGGGGAAATCTTATGATTTATATACACCTAGAACTAAAGAGGAGATAAAAGAATCAATAGAGGCGTTTTTTAAGCCCATAGAGTTAATTGAGTATCCTGTTAATAATCCTAAGGATTACAAGTTAGTTTCTACGATCCCAGGGTTTCCTAAACAAATACCTAGTTTTGCAAAGAATATTCATCTACATAGTAATCCTCCGTTCTTGCAAGGTGGTTCATATGTACAACTGGCTTTTGGTGGTACACCAGATCAATTGAAGCCTTACATTGATGAGGCAAGGACAGATTCTAAAGTTGTCATTTCGAAATCTGATCTATCCAATGTATATGTAAAAAACTATGTTGATTCAAATATGGAGTATGCAGATACTTTGAAAACCTTAATGCCTACATCGATAGTTATTGTAGAAAATACAACAGTACCTATGGGCAAATATGTACAAAATCAAGTGGAAAATCCTATTGAGAAATCTGTTGATGAAATGTATGCATTACAGAATCAAGTGTTGGCTGAATTTAATAAGATTAAGATTGATGGTGAGGATAGCGAAGCTAAGTATAAACGTTATGTAGAAACGCGCAAGAGAGTAGAGGCTGAGCGAGATAGATTAAAACCTAAACCGACGGATACGGTAGGTTTAGGTAAGAAGAAATATCCTATTTATACAGAGTCGGAGAATCGAAAACTACAGAAACAATATTTACATAGATTCTCTTTTAATGAAGATTCGGTAGAAATACCTGATGATTATGTAATATATTTATTTGATTTTGGTGGTAATTGGAATCATCCATATGCGTTAGGCGCAGCGGTGAGCCCTGAGAAAAATTATATTATTTATTTCTGTCAGCGCGGTTAATTGTAGGTCTAATATTGTAATTAGCAGGTTTAATCTCTTTACAAATGACAATTGTTAAACTAAAAATAAATTATTGACATAAATTATT